GTAAATTTGCTTAAAAAACATAGAGAAAAGATTAGTAATTATGTTGGACTTGATATTAAAAAATTCTTAGATAATCCTGTCTATAAACACCCTTTTAGGGTTGTTAATCTTAGCAGAGATATGAGAATTGTCACTGATAGCGACAATATTAAATTAATTAAAGTATCATTTCCTTATGATGAAATAATATTAGAGAAAATTAAGGCATTAAAAATTTCTCTGTTTAAGACAACTTGGGAACCAGAGGAAAAATGTTGGTATTTTAGCTCAGAAGAGAAAAGTATAGACTTTTTACAGTCAATAGCTGAAGAATTTAACTTCACTACTGACGAAGAATTTAAAATTTTAGCCCATCAAACTAAACATATTAAAGAAAATCTGGAAAAATATGTGCCTATGGCAATCTACGAACAAGGTAAAATAAAACATATTAATATTTCACAATTTTCACCTCAGAATACATCAACAGATTTCATAGAATCAATATTTTTTACAAAAATGGCAGGCATATTGACCTGGGATGACCATATAGAAAACGAGATCTCTAATCTACCATGCAGTGATACGATTAAAAAAATTATAAAAAGTGACCCAGGTGTGCATTCTGAAATAAATTTAGAACTTACCCCACTTGCTGAGCTATCATTGATAATGAAATACCTTTTTCCATGTATAGTGATCATACCATCTGAAAATGAAACCGCTAGCGTAACGAAAAATGTTGAGTTTTTTAATTCTATTGGTATTGACAATAGTAACATGAGTGTGCTATTTCGATTGCCCACTGAAACAGATAAGAACTTTAATGATTATGTGAAAAATAACGGATTGAATTCTCCTATTTCTAATAACACCAAGGTGGTCTTTATATCAACTAAAATACCAAAAACAATTTTAGGTAATAAACTTGAATTTAACAGTGTTTTAAACTATAATTACTATAACGCACATTATAAAATTAGAGATTTTTTGAAAAATAAAGTAAATGTTATTAATATTCTGGATCGTGGATCCCAACGGAGATTAAATTTTGCCATCATGTAAAATTATTATTAAAGATGAAGTCAATATTAAAATTGAAAATTTAGACCTCGACACCAGAAAAGCATTAGTACGTAAATTCAAATACGAAGACCCTACTGCACGGTATAGACCATCATATAAATTGGGTAGGTGGGATGGCTCTATTAGTTTCTTTGGCCTCGGCGGCACAACCTATCTTTCCATGCTGCCTCAGGTATTGGAATTTTTGGAAGAAAAAAATTACCATATTGAACTTGAAGATTTTAGAATTACAGAGAGCCTAAAATTTGAGGAAATTTCTGAAGATTTTTGGGGTGAAAAATGCTGGCCTATAGGTCATAGGTTTGAAGGCCAACCGATTCGTCTACGCGAAGACCAAGTAGATGTTATTAATAAATTTTTAGAAAATCCACAATGCTTACAAGAAATTGCCACTGGCTTTGGGAAGACCATTACCACTGCAACTTTGGCAAAAATCTGTGAAAAATATGGAAAAACTGTTACAATTGTACCCAACAAATCTTTAGTCGAACAAACAGAAGAAGACTTTGTTAACTGCGGATTAGACGTCGGTGTGTACTACGGGGATAGAAAAGATTTAACACGTACACACACTATTTGCACTTGGCAAAGTTTAAATATTTTAGATAAAAAATCACACGATAATGAAATTGACGCATTAAAACTAGCTGAATTTTTAGATGGCGTAAAGATAGTTATGGTCGATGAATGTTTTGATGGCAACACTTTGATCACTACTCCAGATGGAAAAATTCCAATTAAATACTTAACTCCCGGTGATAAGGTAATCAATTTTTGCGAAAAAACAAAACAATATAAAGAAGACACTATCGTTAAAGTTCATAAAAATTTAACACATAGTCAAAGTGAAAAAATGTTAGAGTTAGAGTTTAACAATGGTATAAAAATACAAGTTACTGCTAATCATAAATTCCTTACAAATAAAGGATGGATCAGAGCAGATGAATTAACTGAAGATTTAGAAATTATTGACATAACTACTAATTTTAATAATTTTGATATCAACACACAAAATAAAATAAAGAATTTGTATGAAGCTTATTAATAAAAAAGAAATTTTAAAACCAACCGAAGTATATAATTTACACATAAAAACTGATCATAATTATATTGCAAATGATGCTGTTGTTTCCAATTGTCATATGGCCAAGGCCGAAGTTCTAAAAAAACTACTTACACAAAACTTAGCTAACGCTCCTATACGTTGGGGACTAACTGGTACTATTCCTAAACAAGATTTTGAATATCAAGCACTGCGAGCAAGTTTAGGTGATGTAATAAATCATGTTAGTGCATACGAATTACAACAAAAAGGTGTGTTGAGTAATTGTCATGTAAATATTGTACAAACAGCCGAGTGGAAAGAATTCGGTAGTTATGCCGAAGAACTAAAATTTCTTGTTACAGACACAGATCGTATGACATTTTTAAGTAACATGATAAACACTATAAGCCAATCAGGCAACACGCTAGTTCTTGTTAATCGTATTGATTCAGGTAAATTACTTGTTGAATCATTACCAGATGCAGTATTTGTTAGCGGTGAAGTAAAAACAAAAGATCGAAAAGAAGAATATGATGAGATTAAAACTGCTACTAACAAGATTATTGTGGCGACTTATGGTGTGGCCGCTGTGGGTATTAATATCCCTCGTATTTTTAATCTGGTTCTTTTGGAACCCGGAAAAAGCTTTGTTCGAGTTATACAAAGCATTGGACGAGGTATTAGAAAAGCAGAAGATAAAGACCATGTAGAAATTTGGGATATTACAGCTAGTACCAAATATGCTAAACGGCATTTGACAGAACGTAAACGATTTTATAAAGAAGCTAAATACAATTACTCAATACAAAAGGTAAAGTATTAATATGCAAATTGTGGATAACAAATATAGAAAATGGTACAATAATATTATAAATCACGCTAACAATAGGACAGTAGAGGGTTATACTGAAAAACATCATATAGTTCCAAGAAGTCTAGGCGGAACTGATGATAATAGTAATTTAGTAGAATTAACTTCTAGAGAACATTTTGTTTGTCATTTGTTGTTAACAAAATTTACAACAGGATACGATAAAAAATTAATGAATTTTGCGTTGGGAAAATTTATTCAAAATTCTCCCTTACAACAAAGAGCTTTTAATTCTTGGGAATATAGTAAAATTAGAGAAAGTATATCTGAAGCTCGGAAAGGACACAAACATTCTGAAGAAACTAGAAAGAAAATGTCAGAAAAAGCAAAAGGGCGTACTCCGTGGAATAAGGGAAAACCCGGTAGGCCTTGCACAGAAGAAAGAAAAATGTTATTATCTAACTACTGGAAAGGTAAACCTAAATCCGACTCACATTCAAAAAACATCAGCAACGGAAAATTAGGCCATACTGCTGGAATGACCGGAAAACATCATTCTGATGATACTAAAAAGAAAATGAGTGAAAGTCAAAAAGGACCAAAAGGTCCGCAAAGAAGATTTAATAGTTGTCCTACTTGCATAGAAAAAAATGTAACAGCAAGACATATTAAATTTTGTGAAAATAAAAAGGAGAATTCAAATTCAAATTTTAACGCTAGAAAATAAAACATTTTTTTTAAACGATCTACCTGAAGAAATAGACGACGATTTGAGATTTTCAATTCTAGATAATAGCGATAATCAAAATCCTGACTATTTTTTTATACCGTTGATTTTTTTAGAAAGCTTTACCGGCCCAGCCGCTGTATTGCAAATAGGACCAAACGAAATCATTATGCCCCTTGATTGGTGCACAATAGTAGGAGACCCAGAAGGTCCGGATATGGAGGTTCTTCCGTTAACAAGTCTTAACGATAGAGGATTTAAAACATTTTGCTTTAACCCCATTAGCGGATTTAGACCCAATTTCTTAGATATTGATATTATTGATGTATATCAAGAAGTTAAATGGTATTTTCCTAAAATGCGATCAGGACAACTTCTATGCACTCCGCTACATGCAGGTGATAAACCACAATGTGCTTATTTTGTCAAAGAAGTAAGTAGACAAAGTGAACTAGTTGACTACACTAAGTGCTGGTAAATATGGGCAAACTTAAACCAGGTGCTACATATATCTATGAAAAAGCCGACGGCATTATATATGCACGAGAATTTGGTGCCCCTACTAATGAACGATTTGAAATCGGTAGAGATTATGATCGACAAATACAAGATGAACTTGAATTATGGAAAGAAATTATCCACGAATCACGAAATAATCCTGTCTTGCAAAAAGCAATAGAAAAATGTAAAATAATATACAATCTTAGTAAAAAAGAAAAACCGTTATTTTGGCACCCCGTATAATATGGCAACAGCAAAACTTGATATTAAAAGAGAACTCCGCGCAGTAGATACTAAAGATTATAATTTTTATAACAATTTAACTGACGAGGAACGCAAGGCATTTAGTCCTTATATTCTCATGCGCTACACATCAAATGTACAAGGCGATCAAGATATACAAGAATGGTTCCTTGAGATGACTAACGAATGTGTTAATAAACATCATTGGACTTTAAGTAAAAACCATAAATCTCTACTATGGAAATTATTTGCTGCAACTGGTGCCGGTGTTTCTTTGTATCATCCATATTTGGCGGCAGGTAAAAAAGAAAAAGCAAATAAAATAGAAAAGTTACTAGTTGACATTTATCCAAATCGTAAATTAGAAGATATCAAACTGTTGGCCAGTATGATGACTAAAACTGATTGCGAAGAACTATTTGATAAAATGGGATTTGATAAAAAACAACGGAAAGAATACGAGTGATAGCATTAGTCGAACAACTACATATCTGCGTTCATTGTAATAAAAAATTTATGCAACCTAAAACGCTGATCGCGCACATGTGTGAGCGTAAACGTCGAGCATTGCAAAAAGATGAAAAACGTGTTCAGGCCGGCTTTATGGCCTATAATAGATTTTGGCAATTAACACAAAATGCTAAAAAACCCAAAACCTATGACGAATTTGCTAATAGCAGTTATTATAATGCATTTGTAAAATTTGGAAGCTTCATTAATAACGTAAATCCACTCTATCCAGATAAGTTTATTGATTACGTTATTAAAAGCGGAGAAAAATTAGATAACTGG